CCCCTTGGCCGTGCCGAAGATGAGCCACAGGTGGGCGCTGAGTGTGCCGCTGAAGTCGCCCCGCCGGCGGTAGCGCAGTGACCGGTAGATGGCGATGCCCTCCACCGCGGCGAAGTAGACGGCGAAGCCGATCCACGCCCAGGTGTACCAGCTCAAGCCAGCACCACCAGCAGGATGAGCAGCGCCACGCCGATGAGCAGGATGCCGGGTCCGAAGTCGGCACCCGGCCCGCGGATCTCCTCCGTCTCGATCGGCCGCTCCGACCGTGGCAGGTCGCGGCGCGGCTCGGTCACAGCCGGCTCCGCTCCACCCGGGCCGCCCGCTCCGCCATGCTACGCAGCTCCGCCGAGCTCAGCGCCGGCAGCGGCACCTGGTTGGCCGGCCCCACGTACGTGGCCAGCGACGCCGCCACCAGCACCACCAGCCCGGCCACCTCCGGCTCCAGCTCCAACCCGAACAGCCGCGCCACGCCGACCGCTGCGCCGGCCGTCAGCCCACCCAGCACTGACGCCACCAGCTTACGAATACGTCTCATGTCTCCTCCACATCCAGCGCGGCCCGTCGCCGGGCACGCCACAGCAGCACCAGCCATCCCACCACCACCGCGTCCGCCAGCCCGTACACCACCGCGTACACCCACAGCGGCGGCGCGTGGCCGGTGGCCAGCACCAGCAGCCCCAGCGCCTCCGCCAGGCTCACTCCCGCCATCGCCATCAGGTGCCGACCCACCGGGGTGGCCCGCCACGGGCCGCGGGAGTAGCCGGCCACGAACGCCAGCAGCAGCAGGACCAGCAGACCCAGCTCGGCCACCACCACCCCGATCACGCCCGGCCCCCCAGCGCCTGGTCCACCCACCGGGCCAGCCGGTCGTGTGCCCGGTCCACCTCCGGCTGCCGGCGGCGCGTCTCATCCAGCCGCCGCTGGGCGTCCCGCCGGGCAGCCTGCGCCGCCCGGCCGTTGCCGTTGCCCTGCCGGTGCCGCCGCAGCCAGCCCATCACGACGCGCTCCCGGCCGTGGTGCGCAGCGGCGCCAGCACGTGCAGCAGCTGCTGGCGGGTCTGCTCGTGGGCCTGCCGCTCCAGCCGGGCGGTCTCCCGCCAGTCGGCGGTCTGCTGCTTGTAGGCGGTGACGGCGGAGCGGTGGAGCATGCCGAAGATGGCGGCGACGATGCCCAGCAGCCCGGCCTCGGCCGCGACCGGCAGCAGGTCGGCCAGCATCAGGCCGGCGGTGCCACGGTCAGCGAGGTGCGCTGAAGCGCCCGCCCGACCGCCGCCTCCACCACCTCGGCCGGCAGCTGCCCGGCCGCCTCACCCAGCGCGGCCACCAGCGCCGGGCCCAGCTCGTCGACCAGCACGGCGGACAGCCCGGCTAGCCGGGCGTGCAGCTCAGCGTGCTCGGCCTCCCGCTCGGCCCGCTCGGCCTCGGCGGCCCGGTCCAGCTCGGCGCGCAGGGCGGCAGCCCAGTCCTCGCCGCCGAGCTTGGCCAGCAGCGCCGCCTGGCCGGCCTCCAGCTGGCCCACCCCGCGCAGCGTGTTCCGCAGGTGGAACGCGACGTTCTTGTCGGTGTGCCTGACGATCTCGTTCTGGTCCATGTCGTCGTCGTCCTCCTCGTCGGCGGCCCGCCGGAGCGCGGGCAGGTGTGCGTACAGCCGGTCACCCGGGCATGAGCTGTACCGCCAGTCCCCGGCCGGCCAGGTGTCGCGGTGGCCGGTGACCGGCACCGCCCTGCCGATCCGCGCCCGGGCCAGCCGGACGAACTCGACGAACGCGGCCAGGTCTGCCGGGGCCGGCAGGCTGCCGGTGAAGTTGCCGCCGAACACCACCCCGAGCGTCGAGTTCTCATGGTCGTGCGCGGGTTGGCGGTCCCAGCCACGCAGCTCCGTCACCCGGCCGTTGGCGACGCCGAAGCTGTAGCCGATGTATGCCAGCCGCTCGCCGACCGGCCGGCCGGCGGTCTGCCAGTCGTGGACGGCCTTCCACGAGCTGAACGCGCCGCCGGTGTGGTGGACCTTGATGCCGGCCCAGCTGGACAGCGCCCGCCGGCCGATGCTGGCCGGCACCTGCGGCAGCCCGGCCGACTCGCGGCTCACGATCGTCAGTGCCATGCTCTCACCCTTCACGGGCGGCCGGTCAGCCGCGGATGTGGTCGAACTTCTTGTGGCAGGACCCGCAGCGCGGATGATAGCGATCCGGATTGGTGCTGTACGGCGCGTTCGGGAACTTGTAGGTTGGGTCGGTGCGCTCACCCGGATCAGCATGGTCGTAGGACCAGTGCCGTGAAACGCCGCCGCAGTCAACGCAGGGGTAGGCAGAGGCACGGCCACGCGTCTTGTAGACCCTGCTATGCGCTGCTGCGTAGCCGATTTCGTCTCCACGCCAGCTATAGCTTCGGTTGCCGGGTGGGCTACCTCGGCGACTTTGATGCTCCGGATCGCCGCACGCGCGCTTCTTCAGGTAATGCTTGTTGCACAGGCCCAGGCTATAAACCGCCTGGCCACAGTTAGTCACTGTGCACGGCTTGCGCAGGCCGTTAAGTGTTCCGCCCCTGCGTGCGTGTTGGTAGTGGGTGCCGCACAATCCCCGGGCCACCAAGGTCCGTACGCATTCCTCAATGGAGCATTGAGTATCGTCCACGCCCCAATCTTAGCGGATGTAGTCCACGTACAGGTAGGTGGGCGCGGTCGCGGTCGCCTCGGCGGTGATGTTCCCCGACCCGCCGTTACGGTTACCGGTGGCCGAGAACGTCTTGTTCCCGGTCGCGGTCGCGGTGAACTCGACTTCGTTGATAAGCGTGAAGCCGAAGGCGCTTGTGGTGCCCATGTTGGTCTGGTGGTTGGACAGGGCCGTACCGGTGACGCTGTCCTCCCGGATACGGCTGACCACCAGGGTGTCGGCCGAGTCCGTGGAGAACTTCGCCACGTGCCTGATGCGGTAGGTACGGCCGGACACAAGGGGGGCGGTCACCGAGTCCACCTCGGTCTCGGAAACGAACGCGGAGCTGTCGGACGTCCGCACCGTGGTGGCGATCCGCTGCCCCGGGATACGTCCGTCCACATAGAGCGTCCCCGCCATGCTACCCCCACGGTCCGATCACGGTCTGATGCCACATGCGCACCCGGTCCCCGTTCGTGTGCGTCTTCACGATCCCGTTGACCGAGCGGGTCACGGTGAGCTGTTGCAGGCGGTCCGGGTAAGTGCCGGTGGCCGCGTCGACTGCGGTTACCGTCACCTGCTCGCCACCCGACATCACGCCCTCGGGGGCGACCTGGATGTCGTAGTCGACGCCCTCGTGCACCCAGTCCGGCTCACCGCCGAGCCGGATCGTCACCCCGGTCTCCGTGGTGTCCAGCCCACCGCCGGCGTCCTCCAGCGTGGCGCTGTCGGTGCCGGTGATGCCGTACGTGGCATCGCCGATCACCGCGACGAGGAACGGGCGCGCGGCGGTCGTGTGCAGGTCGACCAGCCACTCCTCCGTCGAGAGGGACTCCGTGATGCCCAGGACGATCTGCTGGATGTCCTCGGCGGCCAGCCACGCCGGCGTGTTGGTGATGGCGATCAGCGCGCCCGGGTCCAGCCGCTTCACCGCGGCCACCAGCGCGGCGCCGTCGGTGCGGGTGGACAGGCCGCGCATGTTGATCCGGATCGTCGGGTACCTGTCCTCATCCCAGGTGCCATGCCACGACCACCAGCCGGACACCCACGCCGTCTGGGCGTCCGATGCCAACACGAAATCCTCAGCCCGGTCGTACCGGCCAGCCCGGGCCACCCCACGCGGCCCACCGGTGACCACCGTGCGGTGCTCCCCACCACCCACCCGGCGCGCAGTCGCGTCATTCACCAGCCCGAAGTCGTCCGGGGTCGGGTCCAGCGGCGGCGAAAGCTGACCCTGGTCGTAGTCCAACGTCAGGTCCGCGTCACGTGGCAGGTACAGGCTGGTCAACGTGCGGAAACGCAGACCGATGCCGTCGCGCTGCTCGAACAGGATCGGCGCCCGCGAGCCGGCGGCCTCCACCTTGGCGCACTCGCCCAGCAGCTCCAGCAGCTTGCCCGGCCGCTGCGGCCCCATCATCCCGCTCAGGTCCAGATCGCCGGTGCTGGTGAAACTGACGCCCTGCTCGTCACACAGCCGCTGCGCCCGCACCCCGGCCGGCTCGCCATCGTGCCCCCGGCCCGCCAAGTACAGCCCCTGCGCGGCGGTGGTCATCTCCCCCACCGAGTTGCCCCGCAGGACGGTCGGGTGGCCGATGGCCATGCTCCGGCCGGCCGACAGGCTGGCGGTCAGCCGGGTGCCCTTCGTGGTACCCACGTCCAGCCCGGACAGGCTACCCGTGGATGTGGTCATGGCAACCGTCGCGCCGTCGACCAGCACGGTCACCTCGACGTCGGACCCGACCTGCTGGACAACCGCCGTGAACTGTGTCCACCGGTCGGTGTACGGGATGGTGCCCGAGTTGATGAGGCTGACTTGCAGCGACCCGGCCACGCGCCCCTCGACGATGACCAGAACCTCGGGAGTGGCCGCGTCGGGACCCGCCCACTGCACCCAGATGACCCACGAGATGTCATCGGCGCAGTCGACCCACATCGTGGCGGACGCGCCCGGCGAGTCGTCCACGTCACCCCGGCCCCAGAACGACCAGCCGAACTGCGTGGTGGTCTGCGCAAGCCGCGCGGTCAGGCCGACGCCGGCCTGGGACGTGACCACAGCCGGCAGCGCACCCAGGCCCGGGCCGGTCTCGTCCGCGCTCCACTGCACGGCGTGCTCCAGCGGAGTCACCGCGTTGATCTGCCGGACGCGCATGTCGCTGCCGCCCTGCAGGCCGGACGGGGCGTGGACAACTCGCTGCCCCAGCCCAGCCAGCGGCCAGTACGCCAGCACGGCCGACTCCTGCGGCGTGGCGCGGGTGAGCGCCGCCGCCAGCGGCGAGTCTTGCACGCCCAGCCGGCGCAGCACCCCGGCAGCCTCCACCGGCACCCACTGGTCATGCTCGGACACGTCCCACCGTGGCGGCAACGCCACCACCTCAGTGGTGGCGCGACAGTCCGCCGGCACCACCACATCGGACACCGTGATTGTCACCGGCAAGGTGTTGGTGTTTCCGGTCACCAGGACAGCCCGGACGCCGATGGCGCCGGAGTCCGGCAGCAGATCGTCAGTGTCGTGGTACAGGATGTCCCACGGCGTACGCGGATCGGCCGGGTCGGCCACGTCCCAGCAGCGCATCCGGTACTCCCGACCGGCCACCTCCGCCTCCACCCGCCACACCGACGCGGCGGTGTAGGCACGCGTGCCGACGTCGAACGCCAGCACCGTCGCCCCGCCGGAGTCGGAATGGACGATCCGCGGGGTGACGATCCCGGTCGTGTCCCACACCAGCTCGAAGCGGAGCATCTCGTCGGCGTCCTGCCGCCGCAGGACCAGCGCGGTCAGGATGTCCGACCCGGGGTCACCGGTGGCCACCACGCCCGGCGCGAACGTGACCGCGGCGCGTACGTCGGCGTAGTCGACGTCGAGCCACACCTGCCGGTTGCTGTTGACGGTGTCGATGTCGATGGTGGCCTCGCCGCCGGAGACGGCGTAGTCGGCCGCGTCTCCGCCGACGGTGGTCCAGGCCTGGCCGGTGTCCGCGGTCCCCCAGCCGTTGGACTCGGTCCGGTCGAAGCCGTCCGCCACCGGCGGGTCACCGGTGGTCAGCCGTAGCGGGGTGTTCGGGCCGATCAGACCGTGCAGGTCCGAAAGCGGGTTGCGTTGGGCGTACCGGCCGGAGACGCTCGGCTCCACCTTGGACGTGCCGTTCCACAGGCTGAGCCCGAGCTGGCCCGGGTCGGCCGACCCGCCCTCGTTCGCGATGCCACGCGTGATGACCACCGGGTCGCGGTTGAGCGCGTCGGCGGACACGTCGTGCCAGGCCCCGCCGTAGAACACCTCGGCCGTCCGGTCGACCAGCTCACCCGCCACAGCACACCGCCCGGAATGTCCGACGTGACGAACTGTGGCGAGCCGGCCACCGCCGGGTGCCTGCCCGGCCGGCAGGCCCCACCCTGAGCGCCATGCGCATCACCCTGATACCAGACGACCGCGCCACCCGGCAGACGTTCGTCGCGCTGGCCATCTGCGCCGTGGTCGGCACCGCGTTCCTGGTCCTGCTGATGACCGGCACCCTGGCCACCATGGTCGGCTGGCTCGACGCCGTCTCGGCCGAGCTGGAGCAGCTGGGGTAGCCGGTCACCGCACCGCCGCCATGTCCCGCCGGAACCCCGAGTTGGTGCGCAGCCCACGGCGAACCACCTCGATCACGAAGTCCTCGGCTCGCCGGCCGGACGAGCTGAACGACTGGCTCAGGGTGACGGTCGGCCCCGAACCGCCGCCGCCGTTCAGCGCAGTCAGCAGCGGAAGATGCCGCTGCGCCTGCTCACGGCGTACCACGAACTCGCCGGCCGTCAGCATCGCCGGCACGCGGTCCAGCCCGGGTGGTCCCATCACCGGACCGCCGTGCTGCATGAACGTGCGCGTCGCGCCACCCGCGTAGCCGGGTGGCGGGGTGCCGGTGGTGCTGAACTGGGTGACAACCTTGATGGTCTTGTTCGACTGGATGCCGCGCAAGAAGTTGTTGACATCATCGCGGAAGCGCTTGACCTTGTCCCGCGCGTCACGCAGCTTGCCGCCCAGCCCGGGGACCCAACCGAACGCCTTGGCGGCGGCGTTGACGAAGAACTCCACCCAGGACAGTGCGGCGTTCGACATGGCACGGAACGCGATGATCGTCATGTCCTTGGTGCCGGTCATGGCGCGCGTGAACAGGTTCCAGTTGACGATCATGCTGCCGATCAGCACGCCGGTGACCTGCGTCAGACTCTTAAGCGACTCCTTGTTCTCGCTGGTGGCCTGCTTGAAGGTCTCGACGAACGCCTCCAGCTCCGGCACGATCCGGCCACCGAACTGATCCTCAGCCGTGTCGCCAAGCTCCCGGAATGCCTTCCCCGTTTCGCCGCTGTCCTCCGCCATCCGGCCGAGCCAGTCCAAAACTCCCTCAACGGCCGGGGCCAGCTTCTCGCCCAGGGACAGCTTGAGGTCGTCGATGCGGACCTGCAACCGGTCCCATGAGCGCCCCACACCCTCATCCATTTTCGCAAATGCGTCATCGGTCGCACCCGACGAATCGCGCATCTCCTTGAGTGCCGAGTTGAACGCCTTTGCCCCGCCCTTGCTGGTGAGCGCCAGGGCGGCGTTGCCGGCCTCGACGCTGCCGAACAGGTTGGACAGGCTCGTACCGCCATCCTTGGCGTGCTCGGCCATCAGCGCCAGCGCGTCCTGAACCGACCCACCGTCGCGGACGAAGTTGGCGAACGACTTGCCGGCCAGGTCGTCGAAGGTGCTAGCGGTCTTGCCACCCTCCTTATTGAGCTCGACGAACAGCTGCCGGAGCTGGGTCGTGGCCACGGTGGTGGGCACGCCCTGCGCCGTGATGGCCGCCAGCGCCGCACCGACCGACTGGAATGAGATACCCAGCGACGCGGCGGTGGGGATCACCTGGAACAGCGACGCGGACAGCTGCGCCGCGTTGGTCTTTCCGAGTCGGACGGTGGTAAAGAAGATGTCCGACGCTTCCTGCGCTGACAGCAGCTCGCGCCCGTAGGCGTTCGTGACCGACGTGAGCCCGTCGACGGCCGTCTCCAGGTTGGTGACGCCACCGATGCTGAACTTGGCGGCCGTCCGCAAGAAGTCGAACACGTTCTCTTGTGGAACACCCGCAGAGATGGCCTGGTACAACGCAGGCACGGCTTCCTGGTGCGCCACACCCATCTCTACCGTGAACGCGCGCACGTCACCCTGCAGATCCTTGAAGGCGGACGCGGACAGGTCCGGCAGCAGCGTCCACACCTCACGCATGGACTTGTCGAAGGCGGCGAACTCCTTAATGGAGTCCACCGCGAAGTCCTTCACCGCCCGCGCGGCGTTGCCCAGCTGGCGCACGGCGAAAACGCCGACCGCCACGCCCATCCCGGCGAAGATGCCCTTGGTGGTGGCACCCAGGTTGGAGAAGCCTTTGCCGATGCGCTGGGTGGTCTGGCTCGCCCGGTCGCGGGCGATGATGTCGAACGCCAGCGGTTGGGTCATCTCTCACCCTCCCTGCGCGCCTCGGCCAACTCAATCAGGTACTCCGCCCGCCGGCGGAACTCGTCGAACGTCAACCGGCGGATGTCCCACGGATGCAGCCGGAAAGCGTTCTCCATGGCGATGTCGTAGGAGGCGATCAGCTCTCGGAGCCACGGCGGCGGGCCGCCGGCGAGGAGCTCCCGGAGCGACTCCGGGACGCCGTCTTCTTCGGAGCCCGCCGCGTCGGTTTTCCCTCCGCGTCCTCGATGTACCGGAAGTCGGGACCGGTGACTGTGCCGATCACGTTCGGCTCGAAGTCGTCGAACGCGACCGCCCAGCCCGGCTCGGCCACCAGCCGCGACAGCCACAGGTAGGCCCTCATCGCCCGCAGGTCGTTGGTTCCCAGCCGGTCCAGCCAGTCGCCTAGCACCTTCATGCCGGTGCTGTCCTCGAAGCGCTCCAGCAGCCCGAGGGGCACCTTGCCCAGCCCGTCGGGCGACACGTCCAGGCCGTAGGTGCCGTCCCCGTACCGCTCCCGGTCCGGCGGGGTGAACCGGAACTCGAAGCGCATCATCCCGGGATCTCCGCCCTGATCCGGTCGTGGACCCGGCCGATGGCGTCGACCATCTCCTCACGCACGTCGTCGGCGCCGGCCTCGATCGGCTCGGTGAAGAAGCCGGGCTTGACGGACTGCGTGCGCCACACCTTCCGGTTGCCGAACACCGGGTGTGCCAGCTTGCCGGCCTCCAGCGCCTTCACGCGCCGCTTCACCCCGCCCTTGGTACGGGAGATCAGCCGTACCGCCGGGTCACGCCCGCCGGTCTTGATCTGCGTCCGGGTCGAGTGCGACCGCTGCAGCGTGGCCGCGTAGCCGCCACGGTTCGGCATGTAGTCCGGGATGGACTCCTGGACCGCCTTACCCAGCGGCTTGGCGGCCCGGTTCAACCCACGGAACAGCTCCCGGCGGAAGTGCTTGTCCGCACCCCGCAGAGCCTTGCCGGCCCGCTCCAGCACCTCCACGTTGCGGACCTCTACGCACACTCAGCCGACCTTGCTGATCAGCGTGGAGGCGTTCCACGACGCGGTAATCGCCACCGCACCGGACACGGTGCCGTTGACGTTGAAGTCGGGCAGGATGGAGCCGAAGAAGTACTTGCCGTTGCTGGTGGTGCTGGGGTACAGGTAGAACTTCCGCGCGATGCCGTCCAGCGCCGCCGTGTAGGTCTGCACGGTCGCGTCGTCGTAGAATCCGCCGAAGTCCCCGGACGCGTCCGGCAGACCGGCCACGTACACCTTGTTGCCATCGCCGAACGCGGTCACCTCCGCCTTCTCCGTGGCGAAGCTGATGGACCAGCTGTTCAGGAACGCCACCGGCTGTGCGGTGCCGCCGCTGGCGAGGTTGAGGTAAACCCTACCGTTGCGCCCATGGATACGTGCCACTACGTCACCCCTTGTCCAGCAGCTGCATCAGCCGCACAGCGTTACTCCTGAAAGTACGGTCGGCGACCGCACGCCTGGCCTGCTCGGCCGCTTTGGCACGCCGGCCCCCGTCGGCTAGCCACCACCGCGCCAGCTCGCCCGCCTCGGCCGGTGAGCTGAACTTCGGCAGCATCGGCAGCACCACGTCACCCTCGCCACGTGGCTGCCGCAGGAACGGCAGCCCCACGGCGGCCATCTCCACCTCGCGCGGTCCCATCGCCCACCCGGCCGCGCTGTCCCCGTCGTCGGTTTCCTGCCGGTAGAGGTTCAGCCCGAGCTTGGCGCTGCGGTAGATGCGCACCGCGTCCACGTTGTCCAGACACTCGGCGGTGTCGTGCCCGACGTGCTTGCGCAGCGGCGAGCCCTCCGTCAGCCGTTGCCAGTTGCCGCCGAGCAGCAGGTCAATGCCGGTCAGGTCCATGGTCTCGAAGAACTCGATGCGGCCCTCGAAGCCGGTGCCGACGAATGCAAGGTCCGCGGCCAGGTCCGGCTCGGCCGGGCCCGGGCAGTGCACCAGCGGCCGGTAGGCGTGCGGCAGGTAGAACGTCGGAGCCACCGCCCGGTACCGGTCGATACTCACCGGGTCGTTGAGTAGGTTCAGGTCGGCGTGTGCCGCCACGTCCAGCTGGCGGGTGTCCTCGTACGGCGCCTCGGTGTGCACCACCACCACGCGGGTACCGGACCGCCGCGCCAGGTCCAGCAGCTCGGCCGGCACCAGGAACGCGGACACCACCAGCAGCACGTCCGGCCTGATCTTGTACAGCGTCGCGTACAAGCCGTTGACCGCCAGCTCGACGGCCTGCTCCTGCGGCAGCGCCTTCCGGAACGCGCCTTCCGAGACGTTGAAGTAGGCACTGTCGTAGAACGTCAGCCGGTCCTCAAGGTTGAACGGGACCACCTTGTGGCCCAGCTCGACCAGCGCCTCCGACCACCCCACAAATACGTCGTGCACGGAAAACGCCGGCCCGGGATGGCAGACGACGAACCGCATTCAGCCCACCTGGACCACGAGGTCAGCGGCCAGGTACTTCACCCCGGCCCACTCCACGATCCGGTCCCGCTCGGCCGATACCACCTCGGCGAAGTCGACCACCCCGCCGAGGGTCGGGTCACCGGCCAGCGCGGCCCGGATCGAGTTGGCACCGGAGCGGCCGAGGTAGGTGTCCAGCGCGGTCTGTGCGATCCGCTCCCCGGTGTACTCCACCATCACCGTGACCGCGCAGGTCAGGTCGTCACTGTCGCCGTCCATGCTGGAGTCGAACGTGGTGCTGCGGCGGTAGACCACGGCGGCCGGGGCGTTGAGCACGTCCGGCATGGTGGCGTGCGCCCGCAGCCCGGCGATGGTGTCCAGCCGGGCCTTGATCCCGTCGCGGATCTGCGCGATGGTGGCCACCACTGCCCCTCTCTCGTGATTCAATGGGGAGGTGGACTATGACCGACTCCCTCACGCGACGCTGATTATCGATAGCTACTTCGATGTCGACGTTGCACGTACCTGCCGGGCAATACCCTGTCCGGTCTGTGCTGGCTGCTCGGAGTGTATGGACTTTCACGACTACACGGGCCGTGGCTGTACCACGGAGAACTGTCCGGTCATCATGCCATCAGCACCGCGGCGGCCGGGTGTCGGCACGGTTTGATCAGGTCCCTAGCGAACGGGTTACGGCGCAGCACCATCTGTGCCATCTCCTCGTACCCCATCTGCGCCTCGAATGTGGACTTGGACCGGAACAGCTCGGCGGCGGTGATCAGTGCAGACTGGCGCACCCCGTACGGGACGGCCGGCCACCCCCACACGCCGGTGATCTGGATGCGGTCGTCGCGGGTCAGCGCCCCGCACGGCGCCGGCCACGCCCGGGCCAGCGGCTTTACCGCGGTGTACGGCCGGGTTTCCGGCGCGGCGTCCGGGTTCAGCGGCAGCAGCTGGTAGTCCGAGCTGGACCAGCTAGTCTCAAACGTGCCGTCCCCGCTGGCGTCCGTGGCGAGCGCGGACACCGACACCAGGTCGCAGAACACCGGCAGCTTGAGCCGATACAGCCCAGTCGGGACGAACGTACGCGCCGTGCCGGCGGCGCTGCGCCAGAACAGCCGCTGGCAGTACTGCTCCAGCGCCCGGGACGCCGCGAAACACACCGTGTGCAGCTCGAAGTCGTCGCGGGTGTCGGTGGTCTCCATGCCCAGCCGGGACTTGAGCGCGGCCACCGTGGCGTACAGCCGGCCGAGCGTGACGTCCAGCACGTCCCAGGTTCCGGCCTCGGTTTTGACCACGTCGCCGGTGCCCACCCACCGGTAGGTCCACGTGCCGGCGACGCTGCACACGACATCCTTTGTGTACACCCCGGCACTGGTGCGGGTTATCTCGGTGTCAGCGAAGGTGTACTCGGTGCTGGTGTTCTCCGGGTCCGTGATGACCAGGCTGATGGTGGTCGGGTCGGTCGGGGTCCCGTCCACAGAGAAGGTGTTGGTCAACGTGGCCAGCTCGGAAGCTGACGCGAAGAACACGTTGGCGCCCATCACACCTCCGTCACGGTTGCGGTGGACTCGGCAGCGGCGGTCACCGTCGCGGCTGATGTACGGCCGGCGGTGACCGCGGACACGGCCGTCTGGGTGGCGGTCACCGCCGCCACGACCGCGGCCGCACCCACCGCCACGGTGAGCGTCCCGGCGGTCGCGGTGACGACCGCCGCGGCCGGCTGGACGATCAGGCCGTGGCCTACGGTCGCGGTGCCGGCTGTGGCGGCTACGGCCGGGCCGTCCAGTGCCACGTCCAGCGCCAGCGACAGCGACCCGCCGGTGGTGGTGACCGTGACCGGATCCGGTGTCACCGCTACGGCCAGGCTCAGGCTGCCGGCGGACGCGGTGACCGTGACCGCGCCGGGTACGACCTGCGTGGCGCCGGTCGACACCACCGCACCCGCCGGCGTGGCGGTGACGCTAGCGCCGGCGAGCGAGAGGGTCAGGCCCTGCGTGATGGCCAGGGTGCCCGGGGTGGCCGTTGCGGTGGCCGCGTCCGGGGTGATGCTGGCCGTGGTGGTGAGGCTAACCGACCCGGGTGTCACCGAGCCGTCGGCCCCAATCAGCGACAGCCCCGCCGAGGTGGTCACCGCGAGGGTGCCCGCCGTGGCGGTGACCGTGACCGCACCGGGTGTCACGTCCTGGCCGCTGCCGCCGGCCGCAACCTGGACCGTGCCGGGTGAGACGGTGACCTCGGCCCCGTCCGGGGCGATGGCGGCCGTGGTGGTGATGGCCAGCGACCCCGGCGTGGCGGTGACCGTCGGACCGGCCGGAGCAACGTCAACCGCCAACGCCAGCGCGCCCGACGTGGCGGTGACGGTGACTGGCGGCGGCGTGATGCCCACCGCCCCGGTGGTGATGGCCAGCGTGCCCGATGTGGCAGTTACGGTGACCGCGGCCGGGGTCACCGCCTGGCCGGCGGTCCCGGCGATGATCCGGACCGCGACACCCCCGGCGCTGGACGCCCCGGTCCACGTGGCGCTGGCCGTGACGTCGGTGTCATCCCAGCCGACCAGCATCTGCCGGAAGTTGTCGTTGCTGCCGACCTGGTCAAGCAGCTCGGCGTAGCCTGTGATCGCCCCGGCCTGCCCGTCGGATTCGATCCCAAACACCGCCGACACGGCGTCCCCATCGGACAGTGTGCCGACCGAGCCCAGCGTGGCCACCGTGTCGAAGACGGTGCCGCCGGTGACCGGCGTCCCCAGCGCGTCGGCGCCGTTGTTGCCGGCCACCTGGCCGGACCACTCCACCAACGCCCAGCCATGCTCCGTGAAGCTGCCCGGGTTGGGACCGACGTAGTCCAGCCCGATCGTTCCGCTTGTGCCGTCGGACTCGCAAGCGAACACCCAGATCCCGCGGCGGGTGCCGTACTGCAGGAACTGGACCAAGTCCCACGTCGCGCCAAGCCCGGACACGCTCAGGTGGGTGGTCGTGATGGCGGAGCTGTCCCGGCAGGTGATGACGATCAGCTGCAGCAGCCGGCCAGACGTGGGCGACACCGACGCCGTGGTGGCCGGGTCGCTGGTGGACGTGCCCGACGTGAGCAGCGTCGGTGTCGCCGCCATCGACTGCCCCTAGGAGAGGGTGACCAGGATGTTGGAGCCCCACGTGGCGGTGATGTCCCCGCCGTTCGGGGTGACCGGCAGGCCGGTGCTGGCCGAGTCCCAGGTGATGATCAGCGGCGACGTGCCCGGGGTGCCGGAGTTCTTCCAAACGGTGAGGTAGTCGGCCGCGTCACCGGTCACCGCGCTGAACGTGACCGCCCCGGACAGGGTCACCACCCCGCCGGAGATGGACGCCACGCTCACGTCCTCGGTGGCCACCACCGTCGCCGTGTCCACCTCGTCGTAGTCGACGGTGCCGGCGGTGATCGAGCCGGAGTCGGTTTCGTCCAGCAGCGACGCGTCGATGTTGTCGGCGTCGAAGTCCGGCACGGCGCCGGTTCCGGCGGCGCCCAGCATGAGCTGCAGCCAGTTGGTATGGACGACGGTCGCCATGGCGCCCCTCCTACATCGGTGTCGGTTTGATCTGCAGCTGGGCCGGCGGCAACGTCAGCCCCTGCGCGGGCGGCTCGGCCACCACGTTCACCGGCTCGAAACCACCGTGGTCGTACAGCCGCTGCATGTTGGCCCAGATGGTGGTGGACACGATGACCGTGCCCTGGCCGTCCAGCTGCAGATGGTAGGTCTTGCAGTCGTGCGGGATGCCGCACGTCGAGCACGTCGGCCGCGGCGGTGGCAACGGGCGCGTCAGGTCCCGCACCACGAACAGGCGGCCGGCGACCGAGCCGATCCCCTCGGCGCGAAGCCTGGCCGGTTGCGGCTGGATGCGAATCCCGTCAGCCATAGACGGCCACGCCCCTCGCCCCCCGAAGGTCTGCCGGCCGGCCGGGCCGACGTCGGCGCACCTGCGCCGCGTACCACAGACCACCCAGGTCCGGATCGGCCAGCGCCGTCAGCCAGCGTTCGCCCCGCACCACTTCTCCCGGAACCTCGCCACACCCTGGTCCCATCCAGGCAGCCGCGTCACGCTCACCGGCCCGGCCGTGTTGTGCAGCACCATCCCCGCCCCGCCGCTCAGGCACTCGTTGCGCAACCCGGCGGCCAGCATCTGGGCGCACACGTCATGGTCGTACAGGTGCCACCCGGGATACCCCTCATCCCACTGGACGTCGTGGACCGTCGCCAACAGCAGGCCGTCCAGCACCGCGCACTCACCGCCCGGGCCGAAGCTCAGCAGACCCAGCCGCGAGTCCACGACCGAGCCGCAGCGGTCGCCCTCCCACCACGGCACCACCAGGTCCCGCGAGCCCACCACACCCACCATGCCCACGGCCGGCCGGCACTCCCGCACCAGCTGCGCCCGCAGCCGCGCCGGGTCCAACAGCTGCACGTCGTGGTGCACGTAGCACCGGACCAGCCGCGTGGCGCGCCGCTGGCCCTCGTTGTACGCGGCGGCGATCGACGGCGCATCCGTGACGACCACGAGCTCGTCGCCGCCCTGCAGCTCCAGCGTCGCGGCCAGGTTGTCGGCCAGCACCTTAGGCCGGTGGCTGGCCACGATCCAGGAGATCAAGGCCCAGGACGGTGGTCGTGATGCCCATGCCTGGCCAGCTCCAGCTTGAGCCGGTCGGATACCCGATCCAGCACGCCAGCCTCGGCTAGCGCACGGATCGCTTCGTCGCGGCGTTGATCGGATTCGCGGCACGTCCGGCGCCAGCGCCGGACGTCGACCTCGACCAGGCCAGCGCCAGCCAGCAGTAGCGCCAAGGCCACGACCAGAACGCCGGCCAGTTGCAGCCAGAAGCTCACGAGTCCGACTCCGGCCGCTCCAGCTGCGCGGTGATCGCGTCGACCTGGGACCAGATCCACCCGGCGTCGCCGGTCCCCTCAACCGCAGCAATCACTCGGCTCAGCAGGCCTTCGCGTTCCTCGTCCGCATTCTGGTGGTACAGCAGCGCGTTCATCAGCGTACCGGCCAGGTTGTAACGCTTCGTGTGTGGCGCCGCCAGCGTCATCAGCAGCAGCCGGCGGGTCTCGTCCAGGTCTTTCCTATCCATGATGACCGTCCCTTGTCGAGTCAT